ACGAATTAAATAATGATTTTACGAATTAAATAATGATTTTACGAATTAAATAATGATTTTGAATAGATAAATGAAGAGTTACTTATAAACAGAATCACCTGTTGCAAACTCACCAATGAGGTCAAAATAATCATAATTAAATGTTAATGTTGCTTTCAGATATTGAACACTTTCGATAGTAGAATCCATATTAAAACCGCTCAATGAAGCTGGCCAACAACCATAGAATCTAATAAACTCTTTACCATCTATCATGAGAATAATATCTTCAGTCTTACCAACAATAGAACCATCGACTGTCATCTGTTTCATCCAATTATAAATTGCTGACCAATTTCTACAATATTTGTCAACTAGGATATTAACAGTGAAAGGATTGAATTGCATCTTTTCACCTATTTCATTCATATCGACGTGTCTAGTATTTACAATGACTTCAGCAACATCAATTGAAGGTAAAGAGAATTGCTGTAAGAAGAATGTTACATTTTCTTGATTTGGTATAATTAAAGAAAATTTATTAACAACAAGAGGGTCAAATGTCAATAAATCACCACTATGCATACTAGCAGAACCTATCGAAGCAATGTCATCTAAATTTACTATTGTCATTTAATTAAACTTTCTATTCAATGTGTTATTTATTTTTCATTCCACGAGCAATATCATAATGGTCATACATTAGTTGTTCATGAGCATCAGCACGAGAATAATCGCCTGCTGCTTTATGCAATTCATTAGCATAGTCATGTGCTGCACCAGCCGATTCATGGTCGCTCTTTGTGCCTTCTTTTGAATGTGCAATATCAGATAATTCAGTAGCACGTTTAGATGCTTCGCGTGCTTCTTTCTTGATATTTCGAGCTTCTGATAATTTAGTCATCAAGTCAAAAACATATTCATTTTTCTTTGATGCTTTCTTTGCATGCAATTCAGCCAACGAGCATGATTTGTTTTTATTTTATTTGATTTTCATTTTGTAATTCCATATAGTTGATTATGAATACTGATTTTAATAACCCCATTCTGTGTGTTATGTGACTATTTATCAGACATAAAAAACCTCGCCGAAGCGAGGTCTCTTATTTGTGATACAACCTAATTGAATTAGGAAATATTTGCAACCCTTAAGATTCTAAAGAATGCATTCGATTTAGCAGCAAGGCTAAATGCAGGTGCAGCATCAGCAGCATTGTTACCGTTCATTGGGTTACCTGCAAGTGCATAACGAGACTTAAATGCAATCTTTGGTTGGAATGTATTAGGGTCGATAGCATTATGTTTAGTCAATGGAACGTACGGGCAATAGAACATACCTGCCTTACCCAGACCTTCACCCTTGTAACCAACAACAGCAAATTGATTTGCATCACCATTAGCCATGTAGGGGTCAATGAATACTTTGTACTTATTATTCAATGTACCAACATATGTAGCACCGGTATCATCGACAGTAAGTACTTCACCATCTTTCAGACCACCGACATCCAATTTACCTGTCATTGCCAAGGCAGAAGCTACGTCAGCAGAAACAAGAAGAACATTACCGCGACCCAAACGAGTTGTCTGAGCGATACGATTAGCTTCACGTTCGATTTGGAACATCAAACCCTTGAAGCGTTCAACAGACCAACGACCATTTGCATCAACATCAAGGTCGAATGTACCAGGTGTAGCAGTTAATTCTGCACCAGTTGTAGATACCTTATAAAGGGTACGAACAACTTCACGGTTCATTTCAGCAATGATTTGATTGCTCAGCAGATTAGACAACTCTGTTTCTGCATCAAGACCATGAACAGCCTTCAAATCTTGGGCCAATTCAACAGTGTAACCTGCTTGCAAGCCGCGTTCAACAGCAGTAACGGTATGCTTTTCGATTGTGAAAGTCATTTGATTTAGAGTTGTAGCTCCACCAAAATCTTCACCAGATGATGTTGCAACACCAGTAGGATTAGTGAAACCAGGAGTAGCATCCCAAGGGTCAAGACCATCAACTGCACCGACTGGGTTTGTACCAGCAGCTCCCGTTGTACCACCACCAGCAGAGAAGCTAGCATCTGCTTCATTGAACAGAGCTTCTGCACCAGTCTTGCTAGTATAACGATTACGAGCAGCAAAAATCAAACCAGTAGGCATCGTCATTGGTTGAACACCACAGAAATCATAAGCGATTAGCTTAGGCATTGCTCTGCGCAATAGACCAACGATTACGGGGTCGTAATTAGCTGTATTAGATGTGTTAGATGATGGAAGTGCTTCTTGCAGTGCTTGAGCTGCTTTGCCCTGTTCACGTACTGTGTTTTCCATCACGATAGCAGTTACACGGCGGCGATCGCCTGTAAGAGCACCATGCTCGGCAACTGTTTGTTCATCATCAAGAACGGGTGCCCATTTTTCCATTGCTTCATTTAAATATGACATATTTTATTTCCTTTTAGTTAGAACTACGAATTAATTTTGAATCTTGGCGCAAGGCCTTTAATACAGCTTCGACGTCTGAATGTTTAGATTCAGTAACAGTTTCTGCTTTTTCTTGAGAGATTTCTTTATCATCAGCAGATAATTGCTTGCGGAAGAAAGATTCTTTAAGCACATCAACTTTAGATTTGAACTCTTCTTTTGTCTCAAAGTTAATATTTTCAGCAAGAGAATATAGCTTTTCTGCTTCGATTGCAGTAAGACCACTTTGAGCTTCAGCAATGATTGCTTCTGCTTGCATGATTTGTACTTCAATATCAGCTTGTTGGGTTAATTCTTGTGCTTCAAGAAGTTGCTTTTCAAGTTCCTCGATATGAGAAGCTTGTTCTTCAACAACATCAACTTTGCTTTCAGGAACATCGATGTAGTGTTGTTCAAACACAGACTTCAGATTTTCCATAAAGCTAGACATCATTTCCACTTTTATACCACTCTCAAGGGCAACTGCATTGTCTTGCAACCACTGCTCGATAACATACTCGAGATATCCATCAATCTGTTCGACTAGCTCTCCCTTTACTTCTTCTACTGCTTCGTCCAGTTTAAACTGGTATTCTTCTTGTAATTCTTCAATTTTAGCTTCTGATACCTGTTCAACAGCCGCTTCAAAAATTGCTTTTGCCTTTAGTTGAAATTCTTCAGTCAGAGTTTCCCCTGTGAACAATGCACTAAATGCTTCTTCCTTCAGCTTTTCTTGAGAACCAGATACATATTTGTCATTGATTTTTGCTGTTTCTTCTTTAGCCTTAGGATCAACTTCACCACCCTTGCTAATATCATCAAGCTTTTCGCCTTTAGTAGTAGTGTATTTGGCTTTAATTTTAGCAGTCTTTCCACCATCACCATCTTGTGACTCTGATGATTTCAGTGTTTCTGCTTGTTTTGTACCAAGAGTAGCATCAGTACCAGGTACTCCAGAACCTTCTGCTAGAATGGCCTTAATTTTTGTTTCTAAATTCATTTAATTGCTCCTTTGTATTCATATACTTATTTATTAAAATCACTATTCTCACATCTATAAATTTATTTTCTTAAATTTTACTCTTTTACCATGAGTTTTGCAGTATCATATAATTCATTCTTCTATCTAGGTTCATTTTCGTGCCAAGATGAATCTCCATCAATTCCACGCTTCTTCAATTTTCCTTCATCATATTGAAACAATTTATTTGATGTTCGTTTTCCTTTTGTTTTTGCTTTTCCTGATGCTTTCTATTTTTCATATGAAAACTTTTCAGCAGTTGGGTTTTTCACTAAGACATATTCATTTTTGAATTTTTCTTTTCAATCTTAATGATTTTATTTTTTGGCATAATCTTACTATATTTTTCATCTTTCCACCCTTGAGCATAGAATGTATGCTCTTTAGTCCAAGGCGTATGAGGATTCTTGATTCTCGTTCCAGATTTTGCATTTCGTTTTGCTGCTTGACCATTACTATAAGCAACACGAAAATCTTCATCCAAAGACTCTTTCACCATATGTTTTGCAGTTACATGCGCATCTTCTTCATCATTCGTGAAGTAGTCAGCAGGTTCATAATGTTTTCCATCTTTATGAAGGTGGACAACATACGGGTCGCCTTCGTTGTGTTCTCCAGAGAGTTTATAAACTTTACTCACATTTGAACCATTTGTGTATTCACCTATCTTTTTCTTGGCTTCCATAACTAAAGAAATGCTTTCTAGCAAAGAATGTGTAATTGGTTTAGCTGGTATAAAATCGTTCATGTTATTTACCAAATTTAAGTTTTGTTATAATCATGCAAAACCATAAACTTTTGTAAAGTCTATGCTTGCTAAACGCTTCATCGAAGAAGCCAGATTCGGGTGTAAATTCACACCTAAATCGGGACTAACTGCTTCTCTGCGTTTGTAATCGAC